TTAGGGCAAGCTGTACCTTCCCTTGGTCAGCTTCCTCGTTTTTTCCGGTCAAGCGTTCTTTAAGCGGGTTGTAGCTATCTAAGTAATCTGGTAGCATCTACTTGCCTTTCATCGACATGAAGGAGTTTTTGTTCTTGGCTTTTACGGTGCCGCCAGTTTTCATAAAATAACCGTAGCTACCGGCGTCATCAGGATAACCGGGCATACCGCCTTCTGCTCCCGCATCACCCGGATCACCCAAATCACCACCACTAGTATCACTATAGCCAGAAATACCGGGAGAAGGAGGAGCAACAGGAGCAGTTGCCGGTCCCGTCGCTGCGCCTGAACCTTCATCTATAGTAATGCCAAACAGTGACGCTACGTCTTTTGAACTTTGAGCGGTTCCAAAATCTACGGTTTCATCTACGTCTAAATTAACTGCGTAATTAAATAAACTTTTGTCCATAAGACGACCAAATTTTCCACGACTAAGAGCGTATTTTGCAGCTTCTACTGATGCTCTAGCAGACTGACCTATAGGTAACGACCCTGCTCCTGCACTGCTTAAAATAGATTGCTCTTGACTTAATGCTTCTTGCATTGCTTTTTGTTGATCCGCAAAGTCTCTTCCTGTTTGAGTTGCAGGGTCTAAAACATTACTGCTAGGGTCTGGAATGTACGGATCAGTTTGAGTTTCTATATCATCGTCATTATCATCGTCGTCACCATCGTCCTCTGGTTGAGGGTACAGAACATCACCCACATCTCCAATTGGCGCAGCGCCAGTATCTTGATATCTTTCAAAAACATTTCTAACTTGAGAAGCAGGGATACCTTGGGCTGTTAGCAACTGCCCGATACCAACTTGAGTAATGTCTGTTGGGGAGCTAACAATGTCGGTAAACTCGTTTTGAGGCAGCAAAGAATACGTTTCTGTACCCTGTGGTCTTTGACCCTTTTTACGCCTACGCCTAGTACGAGTTAGTGTACCAAGATTAGCCCTTTCGCCAATCCCAATTTGCCCCGATGCTTGGTCATCCAAAAACGACATTACTTGTTCCTTTTCATATTCTCGTAGTTATTCCGCAGCTTCAGCAAGGTTTCCAGTAAAGCCAGCTTCCCCTGCAAGCGGCGCACTTCCAACTCCGATGTTTCCGCCACCAACGCCCGAGACATCTGCTGGGTTTGCTCCAACAGGTACTCCTCCAACGCCACCCATGCCGCCGGGTTGTTGAGGAGCGGCCCCAGCTTGTGGAACGCTGTTTTCTGCTGGTTGTTGTTGCTCATTCAGACCTCTCAATACATCTGCAAAAATAGCTGCTTCGTTAACATCATTAACTAGCTCATTCGGATCAATGTCTTGCGAAATAGCAAGTTCACGAATAAGATTTGGAATCTTAACAAACGGTGCCAGCATTGGGTTGGCAACTGTTTGGAGCAACGTAACAAGACGCTGTGTACGAACCTCTTTCTGCATAACAGCAGAAGTACCTCTGGGCTTAATCTCAAGATCGCCTTCAATTTCAGGCTGTTCTTCGTTAAACTGCATGTTCCACTGGAAGTAGGACTCACCCATTGGCTTCAAAAGATAGTCGTCAATGTTTTTAACAACAGACTTGATGGACAACGTAGACGAACTCATAAGCATAGACAGCCCAGAAGCAGTGCGTCCTGTGCCGCTTACGCCGGTTTGACCGTGTGCAATGCTAGGAATACCTGTCTCTTCGTCCGCAAGTTGCCGTGCCTTGTCATACATTTGAGCGTTGGCGGGTGCAGTGTTAGGGAAGTTAATAGAGTTAATGGCCGTGCCGCTAACGCCTGACTGGCGGCGGAACACTTTGCCGGGGTAAATATCGTAGTTCTGGCCGGGGACCAGCATAGCTTCGTCAATGTCAAACACCACATTACCAGCAAGGGCAAGGTTGTCGATTGCCATGCGGATGTGGCCGTTCATTAGAAGTTGCGCGTCTTCCATGTTTTCGGCAATGCCCACACCAAACATCTGGTACGGGTTTACCTCGTAAGGAAATACTTGATAAGGAATGCGTTCTGGTGTAAATGGATTAATAACTAGGCGTAGTACTTTATTACCAGAAACCCATGCGTTTACTTGATAAGACGAGAGGCTATCCATCCCACTGAAGATTTCAAGACCCGCTTCATTAGCCATCGAAGCATCCAGAACACCCCAGTACTCAAGTACTTCATAACGCGACTCAGAATAGATAGGATCATTTTGATCAGACTGTAACTGAGCCTCAAAATACTTTTCTTCATAGTTGGGGCCATTTTCCAAAAGCTCTTCAATGGCTTCGTTATTAAAGTAAGGTTCATCTTTTAACTTTCGTAGTTGTTGACGATTAAGCTTGTGTCGCTCAATAACGTACTCTGCATCCTCAACACCAGAAGCGTTGGGATCAGGGTAAAAATTCCAGCATGAAATATGGTCAATGTTAGGTTTAGATTTGTGAACAGGAGCGTATTCTCTTTCTCCTTCTTCATTGCGTCGCCACCGTGGAATAGTCTTGTCGTAGGTAAACGGGCCTTTAATGATGCCTGTACCAAGCAAGCAAGACTCAAAGATAGACTTGCGTAGCTTTTTAACTGCTGAAGTATCTAAAAGTTGGTCATGGATTGTTTTTTCCATGTTTGCAGCAGCAAGAGCAGCCGGTTTAATTTGTGGTTGGCCCATTTTGCCGGGACCAGCAACAAGGTTTTCACTGTCGTATTCATAACCCAAGTTGCGAGTTATGGGGTTTTCCGTCATACGTGCTGTTGCTTCTTTAGCACCGGGAAGAAGTTCTTTGCCATCATCAGGAAAACCAAAGGGACTTTCTTGCTGTGCTTCTTGCGGAGACTTTAAATGGGCAAACTCAGGGATGCCTTCTGGATTAGGCGTAGACTCAACTACAATGGGAAACTTTTTATTGGCAAACAAAATATCACCAATTTGACCCGCAGCAGCAAGAACCTTTACCTTAGTAATCTTAATAAAGACACGAGATCGTTCTGATTCTCTGAGTTGTTCTGTACTTTGACTGTCAGACAGCCCTCGATAGTTCTTGTACGCCTTTAGCCATCTCTGTTCATCAGAGTAGCGACCATCTTCTGCCCTTTGAAATTTGGCACGGATGTGCCCCACAAGTCCACTAAAGGAACTAGAAGCAGGGCCGTCAGCCATACGTACATCAATGGCTAGGTCTGTGTCAGAGCCGCCGTCTTCGTCTATATCGAGAAATCCCATATTAATTAAGGAGACTTAGTAGTCCCGCTCATCCGCCATTTTAAAGACAGCGGGGTCAACCATTTTTGCTGATGCGGACGGGGCTGCTGTAATGCCGTCGCCATACTCGGCGCTCGTAAATGGATCAAGCTTTTCACGCTTGGCTGGGCCATCAGGAGTTTCATTCATGTAACCCTGCACTGGACCCATTGGAACCGTAAAGGTTGCCGTTGATTTTAGTAGCTGTTTCATTGTGCTGTTCCTTGTTTTTGTTGTTGTCGTTGCATTAAGCGTTTCATTTCATCCTGAAACCTAGTGCTACGCTGTATGTCTTCTTGCATAGCAGCGCCTTGCTCCATTGGCCTTGCTCTTTCAGCCAATTGTTTTTCTAAATACTCAGCCTGTCTAACTTCAGGTGGCATTTCTGCTGTAGCTAGACGCTGTTCATCCGTTAGATCACCTCCTTTAACTGACGCTAACAAAGCTTCCATTTGCTGTGTTGACATACTTTCTGGATCACGACCTGTTGGTTTAGAACTCATAGCGTAGTCGAGAGCCTCTGCTCCCTTTGCTGCAAGCCCAATACCCCCACCAATTACGGCAGGAGCAACACTTCTTATAATTTTACCTTTGTTTTTGCTTAAAAACTGGCCCATTTTTTCTAGGGCACCCGCGTCACCTTTGACAACTTCTCTTGCTACACCCTCGGCTTTTTTAAGGGGCATATCAGCAAGTGTTTGTTTTGCTCGAATACCCGAACGCAACTTACCTTTTTCGACAAGTTCTGCTTCTCTAGGATCATTAAGTATTCTGTCAAGAGCTTGTTTGTTGGTTAGTTTCTCTGGCTCTGGTTCAGGAGGCGGCGGTAGTTTTCCTTTGCTTTCAAGAAACTTCTGTGCTTCTTCAGCCAAAGGATTGTCGATGACCTCTGCACTTGCTTGACCTACTTTTCTTTTTCCTGCGGTAGCTTTTACAGGAGTAGGTCGCAAATCAGGAAGAGCCGACTGCAACGCTTCACTAGGAAGTTGCCCGGTCTTAACTTGATTGATAACGTCATCCATCAACTCAGTAAAATCGTAACTATCAATAGTTCTTTTACCGGCTTTTACTGGGTTGTTTTTTATAAGGCCAAGTTGTTCAAACACTCGTACAGCAGAATTTTGTGTTAATTTTTTGTTGCTGTCATCTCCGTAAGGAAGTGGAACATTCTCTAGTCTTCCAAACTTATCAATGATCCCCGGTGCAATTTTTCTAATTGGCTTTAGCTGTGGATCATCTACGTTTTTAAAATCAGTAGCATAAGCATTGACAATGCCCTCAAGAATACGCCGGAAAGGGTCTTCTGGATTGCTAAGGTCAATATTAAGACCTTTTTGTATGTCTTTAGCCATACCTAGTACCCAAACACAATATCACGGGGTGCAGGGGCAGTATCCTTAACCCTGTGCGCCCATGAATTATAATTAACATTGTTGATCTGTTGTGCCATGCACATATACCTTAATGCGTCGTATGCGTGATCTTCTGCTTTAGTGTCCACATCTTCGCTGTTTGTGCGAGATAGTGGTAAAGCTGGAAGGGTGCGAATTAAATTAGTACAGTTTGAAAAGATGCGTAGTTTAGCTTCTTCTGTTTCGCGGTTTAATTGTAACCGCTTATGTATCTGAAGCTTTCCTGCAATTCTGTCTGAGTTGGAAGGTAGCCACCTTACACCCCGCTCAATCATTGTCTGAGCTACTGACGGCGCTCCTGCTATTCTGTTCCAGCAAGATTTGTCGAGGATTGAGGCGTACATTGGCGGGTCAAAAGCTTCCGCCTCATATATCGTATCGGCCAAATCATCAGCCGTAAGACGCTTTTCGTACACCTCCCGATAAATCCATATGTTTCCATCGTGATCCATAGCGCCCCAAAGAACACAAGAGGGGCTACTAAAGCCATAGTCAGCAGCACGAAAACGGGGCCAGCCACTAGGTACCTCAAAGGGGTCGCATATATGATGGTATCTATTAAATTCCGAAAACGCCGCGCCTTCTGCAACATCCCAATCTCCATCAAGTAATCTGCGTCGTTCTACTTCTGGGAGCGAAAGAAGCATCGCTTCGTATTCACCAGAAGCCATAAGGTATGGGTTGTCAGTCAGCCTAGCCGGAATAAACTTCCGGTAAAACAATGGTTCACCAGCTTTGGCGTGATTAGGTGGGTAAAGAAGCGATTCACCTGAATCTATGTCTGCGGCAGCAAATGGTTTGTTTGGTTCACCACGATCAATGAACATCTTCTTAATCCACCAACCACCAACACCGCCGGGGTTAGCAGAGGCTCTCATGTACGTTTCAATGGATTGATCTGTTGTACGGAGCCTAGAGCGAAGATAGTCCCAAACGTAGGGGGTTGGATAGTGGCCCAGTTCGTCTACGCCAATCCATGAAAACGCTTGTCCTTGGTATCGTGTTACGTCTTGATCTTTATCGACGTAGGACATAAGAAGCGTTGAGCCACTAGGAAAGACCCAAAGGTTCTTACTTTCTCTAAAGTAAGCACTTGGGAAAGCTTTGGGGTACAACTTTTTGGACTGGTCAATCAGTTCTGCAAGCTCACCCAAAGTTCTACGTAGTAATAGGCCCCGAAAGTTACCATTGTCTGCGTAGCGTAAGGGATCAACTAGCAGAGCGTAACTTTTACCCCCACCGGCAGCGCCCCCATACAGAACTTCTTTTTCGGGGGCGGCTAGGAACTCCGTCTGAGGTCCGGGGTTGGGCGAGAAGATTAACTCTTGTTCGCCCTGTTCAATAGCTTCTTGTACGTCTTGTGGTACAGAGGCTAGGAAGTCTGTATCAGTAACACCACCATTCTCTAACAAGTCAATGGTCTTGGTATGCCGTTTTTTGTTCTTTTCGGCGTCATCTTTAAGGGTCTGTGCAGCGGCTTTCTTTTTTTCCGCCGCTCGCAGTCTCCGCTTTGCTAGTCTCTTAGCTTGCTCTTTACGACTGACGTTATATGATCCCTTTTCACCGGGAGCTAGTTTAGGCCGCGCCATCAGTATTTTGTGGTGTTACGTCTACCATAGGTTTCTTTCCCGGTAACAGCACAATTCCGTGCCTTATATCGCCCGATATTTCCATTTGTTGGCGTTTTGTGATACCAACCCTATCAAGTACATCTCCAGCGGCTTTATACCGCAATTCTAGGCGATTAACGGGTACATCAATGTTGTTGCCAAGGTTCATAGTATCTACGATGTTCTGAGCAGCTTCTACAGCAGCACCATTGAGCATTAGGCGGGTGCGCTCTTGGATTTCATCCTTTAAAGAAGCAAGAACATCCCTACG